AATCAGCAGCCTACAGGGAGTACGAAAAGACTATGCTTTTTATGATGCCTGCCGGTAAGATTGATTCTACTGATATGCTAAGGATTGAATTCTTCTTTGGATTCAGTAGCAAGGCATCAGACATAGATAATCCCTGCAAGCCATTGATAGACCTAGCCCAAAAGAAGTACGGATTCAATGATAAAATGGTCTTCGAGTTAAATGTCAGGAAGTGCATTGTCAAGAAAGGTGAAGAATTTATTCAGATGGGGATTTATAAAATGTTACCTTTTTAGACAAAATTCATCCTTTTACCTTGGATATTAATTTTTATCCTATATTCGTAGAAAATAACAAACCAATGAGCGTAGAAGAAGGAAGATTCATCAGGCAAGCCAGGAAGAAAAGCGGATTTACCCAGTTAGAACTCTGCAAGAAACTAGGCATAAGCCATGCACCTATTAACCAAGTTGAGAATGGATGGGAGTCAATCAGCCTTTTCAATCTTAGAATGATCTGCGAGGCTATAGGATTAGAGGTTATAATCAGAGAAAAGAAACAGAATGCCTAGAATGCTCCCAAAATCCAGACTTGATTACTCTCTTGAGATCCGCTACAGGCTTTCAAATGGGGAGTGGTCTAAGTGGATGAATAAGGGCAAAGGCAGTTTTCAAAGTATTGAAATAGTACAGCAGCAGATTAGACTCCTAGCAGCCTCATATAAGGGCAGAGAGAAGGAAGTACGCTTTGAGTGGAACGGATGGCTATGTGATTACGCAGGACTTCCCACAGGCGAAGTAATTAGCCTCAAATGAAAGCGATTGGATGGCTATATGACCAGGAGTTTAAATATGTTTTTCAGAACATAGGTAAGGATCTATGGGAAGATCTACGGCAAGAGGTAGCGGTCATAGTCCTAGAATACGATCAGGAAAAACTCAGGGAATTAGAAGCCAAAGGAAAGCAGGTTTTCAAGTTCTGGATTGTTAGGATCTGCTGCAATCAAACGAATAGTAAATACGGAAAGTTCGGCAGGATGTATGCAGCCCTTGTGCCGGTTGAAGACATAGTCAAGTTTATCAAAGAAGAAGAAGAAATAGATAACAGCCAAGCGGTGGCAGACTCAATTTCAAAGATCATTGAAACCCTGTACTGGTACGATCAGGAAATACTCAAAATGTATGTGGAACTAGGTTCAGTTAGGAAGGTATCAAAGCAGACAGGCATTCCGCATACTTCAATTTTCATCACAATTAAAAATATCAGAAAATGTATCAAGCAGCAGTTAGTATACTAGGGTCAATCGGGATAACCTTGATTTACTTTTACATCCTGAATATTCCTGCGGTATTTACAAGGATCACAAAGCGGAAACTAGTCAAACCTTTCTCTTGCTCCTTCTGTATGTCCTTCTGGATTAGCCTGTTTTTTCTAATCTTAAAAACGGATTTGCTCGAAGCGATATTTATAAGTAGTATAGTACCCTTCATCTACCTAAATGTGGAGGATCATTTCACTAACAAATTTCAATCATGACTCCAGAAGATCACGAACTATTTAAGAAGCATTTCGAACTTTACGAATGCTACAAAAAGCACGCTTTCATTCGCAACTATTCAAAGGAAGTGTATGCGGAACTCATTCACCTATACACTACCTATGTCAACCCGAAGCACAACTTCAGCCATTGGTGCAGTTCATGTAGAGCAGAATTAGTCAACTACCTTTACGGATGGTACACGAATGATCAGAATACTACTTGGTACAGAAAGCAGCAGGAAGAGGAAGCAGCACAGGCTTTGCAGGAGGTAGAGGTAGCATTCACCACAGAGGCACCGGTGATTGAAAACAAGCCAGTAAAGAGAAGAAGAAAAACCAAATAAATAAACACATGGACAACAAACCAAAAACCAAACTAGGAAACGGGAAGAAAAGAAACGATTCTTGGATCACGGCTTCCCTATGCCTATCCGATGCTGAGGCACACGCCTACACCTACAACGGCAAGAAGTATGTGAATCTGAATGTAAACATCTACGATAAGCCGAATGAATACGGCAAGGATGTGGCAATCAGTTTGAATGATTACAAGAAAGAGGAAGGTTCAAAGCCACAGGTTAACAAGATGCCTGCTACTCCTTACCAGGCTGAGGAATACGATCTACCCTTCTAACTATGGCAAAGTTCAAACTAGAAGTGGAGGAAGGATTCTATGAATCGGACAGCCTTACATCCCTGATCCTTGAGGTACTGAAGCATAGGTTTTGGCATCTCAGGACTCATGGCAAGTGGATGGATTAAAAAGAAAACATAAACATCAAATCAAAAAAAAATCATGTCAAACTTTCAATTGAATTTCAATAGCCCTAAGAAGGTAGTCAGCATCACACTAGATGAGGAAGAAGGAATCTTTCAACTTGCTTACTTGTTTAAAAAGTTACTAGATGATGCAGGAATCCCGAACAAATTAGAGGAGAAAGAAGTAGAAGCAGTAGAGGCTACAGAAGTAGGAAACGAAAAACTAGATTAATGGATATCAAAGTAGTCAAACTTTCAGAGATCAAAAGCAATCCAAATAACCCTAGGATTATCAAGGATGACAAATTCAAAAAACTAGTCAAGTCTATTCAGGAGTTTCCAAAGATGCTCGAGATAAGACCTGTGGTAGTTAATGCTGATATGATAGTCCTAGGGGGAAACATGAGATTGAAAGCCTGTAAGGAAGCAGGACTCAAGGAAGTACCCGTGATCTTTGCCCATGATCTTACAGAGGAAGAACAGAAGCAGTTTATTATCAAGGACAATGTAGGCTTCGGTGAGTGGGATTGGGATATGATTGCGAATGAATGGGATGCGGAAGAGGTAGAAGAATGGGGTCTTGACATTCCAGAGTTTAGTATTAAGGAAGAACTAGAAGCCGAGGAGGATGACTATGAGATGCCCGATGAACTTCAAACAGATATTGTCCTAGGGGATTTGTTTGAGATTGGAGAACATCGTTTGCTTTGTGGAGATAGTACCTGTTCGGACACAGTTGCAAAGTTGATGAATGGACAAAAGGCTGATTTAGTTTTTACAGATCCTCCTTATGGAATTAAAGTGGTTCAAAATAAAAAGGTTGGAGGGGATAAAGCCTTTGGTAATGTTGGTGGGAATAATATAGTAAAAGCAAAAGAATATGCTGAAATCATAGGAGATGATACAACAGAAACTGCAAAAGAGTTTTTTCAAACCTGCCAATCTTTAGGATTTGAAAATTATATAATTTGGGGAGGCAATTATTTTACTGATTTTTTAGAGCCTTCAATGTGTTGGATAGTTTGGGACAAAGAAAATACAGGAAATTTTGCTGATGTAGAACTTGCTTGGACTTCATTCAAAAAAGGGGCTAAATTATATAAATGGCAATGGAATGGAATGATAAGAAAAGGAGATAAACAAATTGAAGGTAAAAGCAGAGTTCATCCAACTCAAAAACCTGTAGGATTATTTGGAGACATATTTAAAGACTTTCTTTTTGAAATTTGTTATGATGGTTTTGGAGGTTCAGGTTCTACAATGGTAGCGACACATCAAATAAAAAAGAAATGTTTCATGATTGAAATGAGTCCTGATTATTGCCAAGTGATAGTGGACAGGATGAAGAAATTAGATCCTAGTCTGGTAATTAAAAAGAACGGTATTGCACAAAATTAAACAATATGAAAAAGCCTGATAGATCCGTGATAGAGAAAGCCATCGTGAAGGCATTTGGTAACCTTTCTACAGCCTCAAAGTCTTTGGCAGTAGAAAGGGCTACCCTTTACAAATGGATTGAACAGGAGGGCTTAGAAGAGGCTGTACAGGAAGGCAGAAATAGAAGGCTTGACTTTGCTGAATCTATGCTCGATAAAGGGATGCAGGAGGGGAACATGACTGCTACTATATTCTTCCTTAAAACACAGGGTAAGTCTAGGGGCTATATTGAAAGACAGGAGATAACGGGCGCAGACGGGAAGAAACTATTTGAGGTGAAGATCGTGGATGACGGCAATTAGTATCAAAACGAATAAGGTATTTCGCCATCTTGAGAGTAGCAAAAGCAAGATAGTAGTACAGCAAGGTGGCACGAGATCAGGGAAGACCTACAATATCCTTCTCTGGATTATTTTTTCATATTGCGAAAAGAACAGCGGTAAGATTATAACGATATGCCGAAAGACTTACCCTGCTTTGAGGGGTACTGTCATGCGTGACTTTTTAACTATCCTCAAGGATCACGAGATCTACTCGGAAGATGACCACTCAAAGACAGCATCTGAATACAGACTAAACGGCAACACCATAGAATTCATCTCCCTTGATATGCCTCAGAAGATCAGGGGTAGAAAGCGTGATCTACTCTTTGCAAATGAGGCAAACGAATTGACCTTTGAAGATTGGCAGCAGTTGCTATTCCGTACAAATGAAAAGGTGATCATTGACTTCAACCCTTCGGAAGAATTCCATTGGATCTATGATCAGGTGCTTACCCGCAAGGATGTCGAGTTCTACCAGACTACCTACAAGGATAACCCTTTCCTGGGGGCAGAGATCAAAGCAGAGATTGAAAGGCTCAAGGAGATAGATGAAAACTATTGGAGGGTCTACGGGTTAGGAGAAAGGGGTCAGAGCAGATCCCTAGTATATACCTTCAGTACTACCAAGCAGATACCAAAGGAGGCTAAACTAGTAGCCTATGGTCTTGACTTTGGATTCTCTAATGATCCTACGGCATTGGTGAGGACTTACATCCTAGATGACTCAATGTATGTAGATGAACTGATCTACAGGACAGGCATGACCAATCAGGACATAGCAAAGGAGATGCAGAGCCTGGGGCTTGATAAGGCAAATGAAATATTTGCCGATTCAGCAGAGCCAAAAAGCATTGAAGAGATCTACCGGATGGGATGGAATGTAAAGCCTGTGGTGAAGGGTGCAATCAATCTAGGGATAGACATAATCAGGAGATACAACCTTTATGCAACGGAGGGAAGTTACAACCTTATCAAGGAACTCAGGAACTACAAATACATAGAAGATAAGAATGGGCAGATGACCAATAAGCCTGTAGATAATTTCAACCACGCACTAGATGCACTCAGGTATTCGGTGGTGAATAAGATCAGTAACAGCCATCTAGGGAAGTACTCCTTCAGATAAATACATCAAACCTTAAAAATATATTTCTAATCATGTGGGATAAATTGACTGTCGGGCAGTTCATCAGCCTGTACGATATCGAAACAAACGCTAATCTAAACATCATTGAGAAGCAGGCAAAGATGCTTGCTATCGTGGAGGGTAAAAGTGAGGAGCATTATGATTCTTACAAGTATAGGGACTTGATGCACACCTACGCGGAGAAGTTGGATTTCTTTAATAATATCCCACAGACCAAACCTGTAGACTATTTGCAGGTAGGGGAGAACAGGTACAAGTTCTGCCATGAACTACACGAGATCACGGCAGGGCAGTACATTGACATTCTTGCTTTTAGCGGTGAAATTATGCAACTCAACAAAATTGCAGCGTGCTTCTTTCTACCGATGAAAGGGAAGAGATATCAGGGGTACGGGGTAGTGCCTCATGACGTGGTGGCAGATGATTTGCTAGGGGCAAAATTCATAGAAGTATATGCTTGTATGCTTTTTTTTTGTCAATTATTCAGCGAATTAATAAGCAGTACCATAACCTTCTCAATGGAGAATCAAAAGATGGCGGAGAAGGTAGTGGATTTATGGAAAGGTGGGGCTGGGTATTTAGCACTAAGCAGGTAGCCGATTTTCAGAACATCAAAGTGAATGATGCCTATGATCTGAGGGTAGTGGAGTACTTGAATACCCTAGCATATTTGAAGGATTTCAACAAAGACAAAGAAGCACAATATAAAAAATGGTCGTTGCAACAAAGGCTCAAGTAGCGGATGTCATTATAGGAGGCAAAAGGCTTCGAGGTGATCAGTACATCTTGGATGTAGAGAATACTGCAGTCAAGAATGTAATGGATGCAATGCTCAAACTAGGTGGAAAAATTGTGCAAAACCTAGAGAAGAATACACCTGCAGATTCTGGTAAATTGTCTTCCTCTTTTTCAGTCCTAGGGGTAAAGGAAACAAAGACCGGATACAGGTTAGAAATTGGTGTAGGGGTAGACTATGCCGACTACATAGACAAGGGGGTAAGGGGTATTCAAAACAAGCGGAAGACCTATAAGAATGATCAGGGTAAGTTTTACCAATTCAAGACCTACGGGATGCCTCCTGAAGCCTTACAGCAGTTGCAGGGATGGATGCAACGGAAGAACATGGAGATAGAGGCTACTAACCTGATAGAGGGCAGAAATGTACTTCCTCAGATTTCAACAAGTGCTAAGAGATTAGCATACTATATCAAAAAGTACGGTATTGAAGGAAGGCAATTCATCAAGAAATCAATTGATGAGGCGACTCCTGAATTCAATGTCGACATTCAAACCATTGGAAGTGACTCACTCGTTTTAAGAATAAGCAAATGATAACCCTTACTCAACCTAGCATCAATATACTTCCTGCATTTAACAGGATTAACTACACGATAAGCAGCACTAACTCCGAGGAGATAGGTTTCAAGTATGTGGTCAAGGTGTACAATTCAGCAAATGAATTGGTAACTACTGCCTACTATGATTCACCTGCTGATCCTGGAGATCCTGTAGAATTTGACGTTTCAAAGTATGTCTCTATAGACTTCACTTACAGCAAAGGATTTTATGAGACTGCTAATTCATCAAGTTCTACCAATGTGATCAAGGGCTTCTACCTGAAGTGCTATGAGTACTATGAGGTTGATGGGGATTTTGTGATAGTTTTGGCTAGTGAGGTAGTGAGTTCTACCAAGTACGCTTTCGCGGGTGCTTTGCCTTTGCTCGAGTTAAAAAATTGGTACGCAAATCATGCTCAGTATTCGGGATCTAGCAATACTGTATACAAGCCTTTAAGTGATTGGACTACTATCAAGGCAAGGGAATCCGATTCACAGATCATAGGCTTTATCAACACAGGTCTTTTGACAAATGTAGAATTATTGGTGACCTATTCAAATGCTACAACGGCAACCTACTTTATTACTCCTTCAGCAGTTGCTACTCCTAGCGTGACCTATTTCAAAATCACTCCCATGACCTACGGGGCAAATGTGGAATCTATTCAATTATTCGTGAATTGGAATAACGGCTCTGCAAGGAGGTACAAATTTGCAACCCTATATACTCAATCCTGTGGTAAGTACGATCCTATGCGGATAGCCTTCCTAAATAAGTTCGGGGTTTATGATTTCTTCAACTTTGACCTAGTGAATAAAACTAGTTTTCAGATTGAAAAGAAGGGATATGAGAGAAACTACAACGGGGATATCTATGAGGCTAATGGGATCGTGGTGAAGAACGTGAACCCTATCTACTTCACTAAGGAAACGCAGAATTGGAGAATCATTTCGGACTACATCAATGATGTGCAGGCGGAACTTCTCAGGGAACTGTACTCAAGCCCTTTGGTATATTTGAACTTGGTGAATGATAACTATATCACTCCTTCTTGGATTCCGGTGAAGCCTAACCCTACCACATACGAGGTAAAGAAAACGGCTTCAGATAAGTTATTCAACCTAGAAATTGACGTAGAATTCCAACTACTAAACACCAGACAGGTAATATGAGCGCAAGGCTATTCGTAGAAGGGATCGAAGCGGATACCCTTGGAGACATTGACGTAGACTTCACCTTCTCGGTGGCGGATGTTAGCGACATTGAGAGGCGAAATACTTCCTATTCAAAGACTATTATCCTGCCAAACACGGCAAAAAACCAAAGCCTTTTTGGGAACATCTTTGATATTTCGGTGAATAATGACTACTACGAAGAGGATGTCAACATAGGGGTAAACTTCAATCCTGCTAAACAGGCAAAGGCGCAGATATTCCTTGATAACGTCAAGATATTTGACGGGGTTTTAAGGATGTCTAAAATCAATTCTAGGGAGGGTGATATCACTTATGAGGTCAATATGTT